AACTTCCCAACTCTCTGGTTCATCTGGAAACATTAAAGGAACTTCATCAGTAACAGTTCCAGCATCTTCATACCCAATCCTTCCGCCTTGAGCTTTATCAGCTCCATATTCTTTTAGAAATTCAGCTCTAAGAGGTGCTAATTCTTCTGGTTGCATCAATGATTGAATTTTGTGACCCTTATTTTTTAACCAGGTTTGAAAGTTTGTCTTGCCAGCATATCCACCTGGATACATAACTCTTCCTCGTCTCGGCATCAGTCCCTGTATTCCTCCGTTGAAAGCTCCTATTCTTCCGCCTTCTGCCACGTCTGCATACTGTGCTTTTGGTTTAAATCTTAACTCAGGATCTGCCATAGCTTGTTGAGCTGTTTGGAACTTGATTCCTGTTGGATCTTCTGCAAATTTAGGTTGGTCTGCAAGATATTGTTTTTGATATAAGCCCGCTCCTGCTCCTACTGCCATAGGAATTTTCCAACTAACGTCTTGTCCTGTTCCTGTTCCAGTTCCAGTTCCAGTTCCAGTTCCAGTTCCTAATATTTCTCCAGTTTTTTTATTGACGTATTGTCCTGCTTCATTTACAGCCCAATCTTTTAATTGCTCAGCGTATGTTCTTTGATCACCGCCTTCTTCTCCTAAAATAGTATAAGGATCATTAGGAAGACCAAAAATAAGATCTTTTGGATTTATACCTTGAGTTCCACCAAAAACTGTATCAACATAATCAGGTGTTCCTGGTGCCATTGATAGTAAATCTCCTAACCAATTCTGTCCTACGTTTTCTCCAAGTCCTATATTTCTAGTAAGTATATCTGGAAGTCCAAACTGATTTAATAAACCTCCACCAACAATTGAAGAAACAACTGGATTCTCTTTAATAGGATCCATAATATTTTCTTGAAACCAGCTTCCTATTCCATATCTCTTTCTTCCATCTAAACCTGCAATACCTCCATAAGCCATTCTCTGTTTTCTGGATTGTGTATACGTAGGTCTTGCTGTTCCGCCATAAGCACTCATACTTCTTTCAGGGCTTGAAGGCATTTGTGTATTTCCTCTAGAAGATTGTTGTCCTAGTCCTAATTCTTTAAGAACTTCGTCTCTAAAGTATTTTGGAACATGTTGAATTTGATCTGTTGGATTTCCATCGTCGCTTACTCTCCAATATTGTAATATAAGATTTTCAATTTTAATAGGTAGAGGCTGTGCAGCTGTTTCTATATTCCCCGTTAATCTTAGGTCTGGTGCGCCTGCTTCTAATGAATCTATTCCTGTTCTATCTATAGCCATAGTTATAATTTTGTGTAATTGTTAAAGGCAGGGATTTCACCTGAGTTTATATTATTACTTGTTTCTCACAAGTAAATCAAGATGTAACTACTCTCGGTTTAATTTCTAAAGCCGAAAGTATTACATGCAGCCGATTGGCTGTAGCAGCCGTTACCTTAATAATTTCGCTTTCAGCGACTACTAAGGGCTGACTAAGCAGTTCCGAGGTCCCTTTTGCAGATATCGCTTTAGTCACAAAAAGGTTGAAAACAGCGCTATCTGTATCGGTTAGTGTCACTGTAATCGTATCTGCATTGTTCGAATCTTCTGATACCAGAATAGACTTAATAACAGCGGTTGTAGCACTGGGTACAGTATATAGTGTAGTAGCATCTGTACTCGTTAAATCAGCTTTTTTATTGACGAATGTATTTGCCATTATGCAATAAAGAAGCTTTCTGCTTCAGCCTCTTCTTTTAAATCCTGTTGAAAAGACGTATTCAGTTTTTGTACAATACTATCTACATCTCTTACAAAAGATTGTTGAATTCGTTGATCGTATTTTTCTAAAGGTTGGGTTAATGATTGTACAATTCTAGCCATTAGATATACCTGTTTCTTCCTTCTAGAGCTTTGCCGATACGTCCGCCGTGAGCTGCCATCTCTATTGGGTCTACTAGAAATTTACTAATTTGTTGTATATAATTTATAAGATTATTTCTTTGTTCGCCTGTTATTTCTCTCCCCTTATAAGAACCTTGATCTAAAATACCTTGTACCATATTACGTCTTTTTATTAATTCTGCTTGTTGTTCAGCTGTCATGCCAGTAAATTTTTTAGCAGTTTCAGTTACAACATCCTCACCGCCTGAGACTTGCTTCACGATATCATCTCTTCGTTCGTCTCCGTCAGGGGCTTTAACTAATTTCTTTTTAGATACATCTCCGCTTTTCCAATATTTGTCTCCAGCTAATTCTTCACCTTTTGCTAATATTTTATCCTTATTAAACCTTAATGCCTTAAGTTTAGCATCATGTTTATCTGTGTATTTAAGCTCATATCCTAATTTTCCCACTCTATAAGCAGTAGCGTATTTTGCAGGAAGAAGTCCTGGTACCATTGCCATTGCTACATTTCCTAGTGTTTTTAAAATTCCTGTTTTCTTTTGACCCCATGCTTTGTCTGCTCCAAAGTCAGTTAAATCATATCTAGTTCCTGGCTTATCACCATAGTAGGCTGCAAGTTCTGTATTAACCTGTTTCTTTTGCTCTTTAGTTAAACTTGGATCATAATCTTTTCCTAATTCTTTAATACCTTCTTTAATTTCTTTTTGAGTATCTTTTATATGTTTTTTATCTAATGGAACATCTTCTTCCGCAGACCAAGATGCTATGTCCTCCATATCTTGTAATGTTTGAGGATCAATATAATCTCCTCCACCTAAGCCCCCTTCTCCTGTCGTTGGAGCAAAACTTGTTGGCGCAGTATAAATATTTTCAAAAGGTGTTCCTACAGCCTGTTCTTCATAATCTCTAGTATCTGGTTCTGGTGTTGGTGCTGTATAAACAGGCGCCCTTTGAGGTGGTTGAAAAGGTGCAGGATCATGTCTAGGTTCAGGATCACGTCTAGGTTCAGGATCACGTCTAGGTTCAGGATCAGATCTTCCACTTTGACCAGGAGGTCCTTCTCTGGTAGGTCTGTCTCCCCATCCATTATACCCAGGTCTCCCTGGTCCAGGTTTTACAAGTTGTCCTTTGTCATAATATTGTCTAATACTTTTATCGATCATCTTCTTCCATCCGGTTGTATATCCAGTCTGAATGTTCCTAGTTTCCAGTGTTGCGTGGTACTGGTATTGTCAACCTTTAATGATATAGCACGAGCTCTTGCTCTTGTATCTATTTTTGTTGTACTTGTGGTAACGGTAAAAGGTCCCAAGGATGAACTGGCCTGTGAATCTGTTGGGTAATTTTTTAAATTTAAAGTGACTCTTGCATCACCTGTTTGTTGTAGAAAATCTGGAATCACTCTTCTAATTTTTAACATATATTCACCATCACCTCCTAAACCTTTTTGATCCAAGTCAAAGTCTCCTGATTCAATGCTTGCTGCAATAGCACTTCCTGTTCCTGCTTTAATTTGATTCGTTCCTGTTTCGTGTTCATAGTAAATAGTAACCCCATCGGTATTACCGACGGTTGTATCGCTTGTTGCATCAGAATCATATTCTGTTCCATGAGGTTTTCCAAATATATGAGAATCAGACCATGAAGATCTTGCTAACGTGCTTGTAGTCCAAATTTGTCTTTCTGCACTTGAATCCATATAGTTATAAGTAACTGATCTATTATTAGATGCGGCACCGCTTCCTGGATAGAACCAGGTTACTTCACCAAACAGATTATTCAATCCTGCAAAAATATGGTTCTTAGGTACTGTATTAATATCATCATAAACATAGTCTTCAACAAGACATGGTAAAGATTCAATTCGACCTGTATATCTAAAGAAACCATTTTCTGACATCCAGTAAGCAGAACCATCCACTTCTACTGCTGCATTTTGTCCAATTAATCCACAGTTCGTTGCAACCTGTTGGAATGAAAATACGAAAGGTGCTCCTACAAATCTCATAATAAATAAAGAAGTATCTGTCCAAATATAAATAGCGTCACGACCTCTAATCGCTGCCACGATCCGTGTTCCGTCGGCCAGTCTTTGTGTGCCTGCGGTATTGGTTGCTGAAGGTGCGTACGAAGTCGAGGCATCAATGCTTTCCTGATCCGACCATCTTATATACATATCATCCTGTGTTGAGGTTGTTCCAATGGTTGTTTCTGTTCCAAAGAAAACTAAGTGCCGATCCGGTGTAGATACTAAAGTCTGTCTTGCTGCTGTTGGTGCGTTGGCAACAATCGTTGCTCTTGTTGCTGTTGCACTCGTTGCATCGGAGTCCCATTCAAACGTTGCACCATCTACAATTGTTGCAATAAGTTTATTGCCATAATTATCCAGGGCCCATAGACCAGGTGCTGTTACAATGTCTCCTGTTTGTGATGCACCCCATTTGGTATAATCCGATGCGTCATAAACAGTTGCTCCATCTGAGTGAGAAGCTGCTGTTGTGTTATCTGATGCTCTTGTAAGTCCTGATAAAGTATCTGTTCCTGTAGAATTTGAAGTATAAACAATACGTTCACTATCTATTAAAACCGTTCCTGTTGCCGGCATAGATCCTGAATCTGCCAGAACAATACTTGTTGAAGAAGTTGTTAAAGCTCCATCTAGTGTAGATGTAATTTCTCCAGCAACAGTACCACCCCATAGTCCTAATCCCCATCCAGCTGATGATGCCTCAACGGCAGGTCCTATAGAATAAAAATGCTGGACTCTTATTCCGCCCGATGCGGATGCTCCGGATCCTGCTTCTGCTGAACCCATTTCGACCGTGATAGTTGTGGACGTGGGTACGGTTGTGACCATGAAATTATAATCGTCAAAGTCACTAGAACCAAAATCAGAATCGGTGATAGTGCTAAAATTATCAAGACGAACAATATCATACTTAGTAATGTTGTGATCGCTTGAAAACGTGAGCGTAACGGTTGCATCGCCATTGGTTGTTGTAAAAGCACTGGTTAAAGTTGTAGTACTTTTAATAGGTGTTATATCATAAAAAGCACCTCCAGAATAGACGTATAAAAATCGGTTAGTTCCAAGAGCCGCGTACTTTATTCCGCTGGCATTGACAAAATGGTGTAGTGCTGTGTTTCTTCCTGTTAAAGTGCTGTCCCCTAATTGTGCCCAGCCGCCTACCTTTTCAGGTGTGCCGTATCTAAAACGGACATAATCTCCACCAATCCACTGGCCTTCGCCACCGGTTGCCGTAACCTGTTTATTGAATCCTGGTAAGATATTTATTTTTTGAAGCATAAACCCTTATAATATCAAAATGCCCAGCTGACAAATGAATATCTGATGCCTTTTGTAATGTTATTTATGGTTTTGAATGTGCGTCTTTTACAGCTTGAATAGCATCTTCCCAAGTAGTCGTGTCATCTTTTTTATCATGCCACATCATATCTAATTGGTCACCAACAGACGGATAACCACCTTCATCTGGAAATACCGACCTATCTCTTTGGTATTGTTTAGCATCATATTCGGTTTGAAGTTCAGCTTTCCTTGCTAAAATTTGCTCATTAGTGATATTAGTTGGATTGCCATCTTCCCATATTAAAGTATCAATGTCAGCACCATGATAGGATATTTGTGCATGAACGCCATCTTGTTCTTTTCTGATTGTTAGTATCGTTTCAGCTATTGTTGGGTATTTAATCATTATGAACCATCTCCATCTAATTCGAAAAGTGTTATTGTTGAACCTTGAAAACCAATATAAGCGGCATCAGTTTGTTCAGAACTTGTATTGGTAACAACAGTTCCTGCGGCTCTTGAATTGAATATTAGTTGATAATTAAATTCAGCGTCTTTAGAAGGAGCATCTATGTAGGTAAAAGTAGAACTTATAGTATTAGTAGCATCACCACCTACTCCACTTCTACTAGTTATGTTTATCCGACTACCAGAAGCACCATCTCCCATAGAACCACTTACATCAGCATAACTTCCTGAACCATCGTGCTGTAACTTATAAAAAGAATGATAAGAAGCACCTGATATAGCCACATTAACCATAATCAGAATAGAATTTCCTGTACTTGCTGGAGTAATTGCAGTTACACTATCTGTAAGAGCAGTATAACTTCCAAGTGTTGCTGTAGTGCTTTGTGATGATGTCCATTGATTCTGCACTATTTGCAAAATCTTTCCACCACCAGCCGCAACTGTTTCAAAAACATTTGACACACCAGCACCAGCACTTAACATGTGTTGTCCATCAGTTCCGTAACTTGCTACAAGACCAGAACCTCTAATATTAAATTTACTTCCTACTATTCCACTCATAAATTTTTAATCCTATTATAATGTTTGATCTAAATAGCTAACTACAACATCAACTGCCGCAGATGATCCTGTTGCCGCACAAAGATGATCAGTACCTTCTATAATTATTCGACCTGTATGCTCGAAAGTTTCATTAGCACCGATAGCTTGATCTGAATAGATTTCATAATCTGTTCCGCCTCCATCAT